AGATGGAATTCGAGAGCTTTGAGAAAATCGCAAGACTGAATCGCGGGATTGTAGTTACCGAAAAAATTGATGGCACAAACGCCCAGATTGCCTTTAACGAACAGGGAGAGATGTTCGTCGGGAGCAGGAACAGATGGATTACACCCGAGAACGATAACTTCGGTTTTGCTAAGTGGGCCTTCGAGAACGCTGACCAGTTGCGAGAGCTTGGCGAAGGGCGACATTTTGGCGAATGGTGGGGCTCGGGAGTTCAGCGCACCTACGGGATGCAGGAAAAGCACTTCTCACTATTCAACACGGGCAGATGGTCAGAGGGTCGGCCTGAGTGCTGTGATCTTGTTCCGTTGCTGTACGCAGGAAACTACAGCGAGCAAGCCATTAATGATTGCCTTGAAGATTTGCGCGAAAACGGCAGCAAAGCTTCGCCCGGTTTTATGAACCCAGAGGGCATTGTGGTTTATCACGCGGCGGCCAGAAAGCTATTCAAGGTAACGCTCAAGAATGACGAGCAACCCAAGAGCATGGCTGCCTAATGCAAGGAACCTTCTGGATAGTCAACAGCGACGAGAAGTACGGCAATTTTCTGACCGAGCTTGCCGACGAGTACAAGAAGCACCGCTATCTGAAAATCCAAGTCAGGAACGGCAAGAAACGCACACTGAATCAAAATGACATGAGCTTTGAGCAGTACACCAGAATCGGCGAACAGCTATACGGCGGTGATACTGAGTTAGCAAGGCGTGAATGCAAGCTGGAAATCGGCGTACCAATTTTGAGACGCGACGAGGAAAAGTTCAGAGACATTTACGACAAGTATTTACGCTCGGCAAGTTACGAGGAAAAGATGGAGCTTATGGGGATGATGCAGGTAACAAGTTTATTCACGACCACACAGCACAAGGAATACATCGACCGGACTTTTGACAAGTACGCTGATCGTGTTCAGTGGGGTGATTTGTCCCAGGGGCAGAGCAGATGATAGCCCTAGCCTCATTCGTAGCAGTTCCCTCTGGTCTGTACATGCTCCAAGTCTTTTTGCGGAGCTTCCAGCAGAAGAACGTAATCGGCGGGCATCTGTGGGCGATTATTCCGGTGAGTATTCTGATGACGTTTTCAAACAACTACATCATTGAGTTTATATCGAGTAACGGCAACTCGTGGGAATTGACTTTGGTTATGGGAGTCTGCGGCGGCTTGGGGAGTATTTTGGCGATTAAATTACACGGGAGATTGTTTCGATGAGAAAGATTCTTTGTTGGCTCGGATTTCACGATTGGCGAGAAGCAAACCAAAGAAGGATGTGCTGGCGCTGCTATAAAATTCAGAAGCTGGAGTTTTATTCTAACCGAACATCTGAATGGGTTGATTTATGAACTACTCAATATCAATCCCCGCTGAGACTTGGGACAAGGTAAAGCCAGAGGATAGGAAAGACTTTCTCCGAAGCAACGGCGTACCAGTTGGCGAGACTGGCTGGACTTCGGACGTTGGTATTGAGCTAAAGACAGAGAATGGCAAATCGACTTGGGTGTATAGCTGGAATGATTAAAAAGCCGCGCAAGAAGAAGTGCAAGGCTTGCGGTGAAGTGTTCCAGCCCGAGAGACAGTTTCAGGAAGTGTGCAAGCCGTTTCCTTGTTCGCTGGACTTGGCAAGAATCAAGGCGAAGAAAAAAGAGGACAGGGAGCACAGAGAGCGCAAGAAAGACCTAAAACCCATTGCTCACTGGCTGAAAGAAACGCAGTTCAAGGCGTTCAACCCGTACATTTTGAAAAGGGACAAAGAGCGGGGCTGTATGTCATGTGGAACCTACGACTGCGAAGAGTTCCACGCGGGCCACTTGAGGTCAATCGGAGCCGCGAGTCAGCTTAGGTTTAACGAGGATAATTGCTGGAAACAGTGCTCGAAGTGCAATACGCACCTATCCGGCAACCGAGAGCAGTACGAGATTAATTTAAGGTGGCACATTGGTAACGAACGAGTGGACGCGCTAATCAACGACAACACGACAAGAACATGGACACGGGAAGAACTGGAAGAAATGAGAAAAGTCTATCGGGCAAAGATCAAGGAACTGGAGGCGCAACTGTGATCTATCAAAAAAGATATATTAACGGCAATTAAGCGGCTTTACATATCAATTCTGACATACGCAACCGGAGCCCAAATGAACCCAATACGCGCAATCAATCCAAACAAGCAGCGCATTGATAAGCTGATAGGCATTTACCTTGATTCCCTGGTGTCGCTCTCCAACGATGCCGGATGGACGGGCGAGAGCATGTTATCCAGACTGATTCAGTTCGAGGGAGAGATCCCCGCGCCCACAAGGAACGACCAGTCGAACATGACGATGATTAACGCCATGCAATTCCTGCGGAACGAACACGCCAAGTGCGGCCTGATTCGCAAGGTAATCAAGGAGCAACTGGGAACCTACCTGAACTCGAACAAGGTGATTGCCTTGCTGTCAAAGCACTACTATCGAGGGCTGGTGGATGGCACCGACAGGGTGTTCTCAGACCGCGACAGGATGCAGAGAATCGGCAGGGCTCCCATTGGCCTACCTGATGACTTGGAGGCCGCACAGACGAAGTGGGAGAGCGCAGAGAGGGCGTATCGGCGGGATATTCAGGCAGCCTATGGTATTCTTGCGAGCGAGATTGATCGGGAAGAAACGAGGGGAGCAGCATGATTCTGGAATCCATTTAACTGTAATTATATACACCTGTACGTATTGACAGTGTTGTCCGTTTTCTGTAGACTTTCTGCTAGTGTGGAGATTGAACTAAATCCACCCGCCACATCACTCCCCTGAGATCAACTAGCCGCCAAGTGCGGCTTTTTTTATGCCCATGAAACCATGCCCGAACCACTAGACTTCCAACTGCTGTTCAACATCGCAGCCACGGCTTGTAGCGTCCTGTTTGGATGGATACTCAAAACGATCTGGGATGAAATCAAGAGCTTGCAGCAGTCGGACAAGAGCATTGTCGATGAACTGAGCGCCATTAAGGTGCTGGTTGCTGGCAAATACGTGACACGGGATGAATTACAGGCAATGTTCAACAAGCTCGACGCTAAGTTGGACGGAATAGGGGTGAAGCTGGACAGGAAAGTGGATCGGTAATGAAAATCACTGAGCTTCTTCATCTCCATGAGGGATTTAGACGCTTACCGTATGAGGACACTGAAGGCCACTTAACAATCGGAGTGGGCCATAACCTCGAAAGACCCCTATCTACTAGAGCCATTGAGACCATCCTCGAGGATGACATTAACGAGGCTAGGGGCGAACTGGACAGGATCTATCCCAAATGGATTCACTTAACCGAGACAAGACAAAACGTCCTGATTGACATGTGTTTCAACATGGGCGCTCCGCGATACCAGACTTTCAAAAAGTTTTGGGAAGCTCTCAGACGACACGACTACAACGCAGCCGCAACTGAACTACTTGATAGCAAATGGGCTGGACAGGTGGGCGAGAGAGCGACCCGATTATCCAAGATGATGCGGGATGGCTAGATTCCTCCGCATTGTTCTCTGGCTCATTGATAGATATTTTTACGGATGGCCTCCCATGAGCGCGTTCAAGACAGCATTCATTGCTCAAGCTGTTGATGGTGGCTGGCAGCTCACTCAAGAGCTTATCTATTACTCTGATTACCTACAGCGGGATATTAAGGTTCCTGCTGACTTCTTCACAGACTTAGCGAGCGTTCCACGTGTTGCTCGTTGGCTGGTTCCGGTGGCAAATGCCAAGAATCGCCGCGCTGCTGTTGTGCATGACTATCTCTGTGACTCAGTAATCCAAGCAGCCTACGGAATTACGCAGGCTCAGGCTGATCGTGTATTCCGCGAGGCTAATGAGGTTTGCGGACTTAACACTGTCCAACGCTGGGGCATGTGGCTACCAGTCAGGGTATATCAAGCCTCGAAAGGACTATTCAAATGACCCCAAACTTCCGAAACATCCTACAGATTCTAGCCGCTGTCATCATTGTAGTGGTGCTGACTGTATTCATGACTGGCTGTAGCAACACTATGGCTGTACTGGACGGGGCAACACATGCTTGTGGGAACGTGCATATTGAGGGCTTCTACACTGACACTCAGGGCGATGTGATAGTCGCTAAAGCCCCTGATAACTGGACGCCGGAGCAAGTTAAAGAGTTCTGCGCGGGCGCTCAGTGAGCTCGAACATTTTTGACCCAAACGATTACCAAGAGTTAATAGGTAAGGTCTTTGTTGAGAGTAAGGGCGAGCACATGAAGCTCAGCGGCATCGTTCTGGCGGAAGACGACTGGTACTGGTGGATGACCCCATTAAAGTGGCCCCATTCATCAAAAAACCAGCGGCTTTTGAGTTGCGTTGGGGATCTTGAGCAATGGGGATTCGTTCCCCTTAAGGGATTCGCTAAGTGACCACTATCGCCGCAGATCCTGTGACTGGCGTAATCGCCTACGAGTCAAGGATTACCCGCGGCGACTATATTCTTGATGACGATTGCGACAAATGTGTCATAAGGGACGGAATAGCATTCTTCGTCGCTGGTGACGTGGCCCACGAGCAGCAGTTCATCGACCAATACCCAGACGGCAAGATTGATAAACACGCTGACCTAGACGCATTCGTTGTTATCGACGGGCAAGTAAACCTTGCTGGCGTTGAGGAAGGCCGCATCTGGTCAATGCCCCTGAACAAGCCTTACGCAATCGGCGTAGGTGGCCCAATCGCTGTTGGCGCAATGGCTTACGGCGCATCAGTTGAAGACGCTGTGCAGATTGCCATTGACCACACTCAATCATCTGGCGGCAAGGTCAGGACATTCAAGCTATAAACGATTGACCGAGCTTGTGAAGAAACAACTCCCATACAGCGGGATCCATGTCTCTGTCACCAGCTTCCCACTTCTGCCAAGCATTTAAGGTCTTATAAACCATCAGCGCAGCCTGGGATTGGGTAAGGCCCGCATTAGCACGGGCCGCCTTGATTTGTTCGGGTGTTGGGGATTTCATGCGTATCTAGCCCTCGCTCGCTCGCTCATCTCGATTGTAATGGGTGATTACTTTTCGCAAGCGTCTGAATATGCGCGGGCTACTTCTTCGGCAATAAACCATGCCAGAGCATTAAGCACCTGCTCGGAATTGTCGGAGTCGTTATAGATTGCCTCTGCTACTTCTGATTGGCTGTAATCGCCATTTAAGCAGTTAAAGCCCGCGATCATTTCAAGCGCGCCAGATTGTCCGAATTCTTTTGCCATTTCTTCTGCGTAATCCATGATTGCCTTGCGGTGCTTTTTGGCGAATTCCACAGTATCTGTGTAGTAGATGAAACCGTGAAAGCCTCCATCTATGCCGTGGTTTGCGATGTCGATGGCTGACTCCTTGAATGATTCAGCGCCTCCAAGTTGTATTACTACTGCGTCAATCAGTGTCTCGCTGATGTTTGATTGTGCTTTGAATGTTGAAATCTTCATGGTCTATCTCCTGAGTTTTCGTTGTTTGTAATGGGCCATCCGCGGGTTGGTTAAAGCTCGCCGCGACGTCGTAGAGCAATCGCGTGCAACGCTATGTGGATTGGACGCATGTACTTGCTAGGCGATCCCATCGATGCGCGGATCCACTCGGTGGACTCTTTGTTAATCAGTGCTAGGTATTCTCGGTTGTTCATGGCCTGTCTCTTATCTGGTAACTGCCAATCAGTTACTATGGGATACAGTATACAGACATTGTATATTATGTAAAAGGGATTTAGAGATATTTTCACTGATCTTTTATACAGTAGTTTATCGACACTAGGAACACTGAATGGCTGATTACTACGTAAGCTCCAAGTCCAAACAACAGACTGGCAGAGAGCTTTTCTTTAAAGGCGATGCAAGAACCATCGCTGTTGACTTCAGTACATGGGCAGACGACAACTCAAACGTATCTAGCGTGACCTGGACAACTGAATCTGGTCAGGCGGCAATATCAAGCGAGTCCCTATCAAGCAATGTAGCCACTGCTCTAGTAACAACATCCCAATCAGGTAGCTCAATGATAAAGCTACTCGCTACTGACGGCACTCACTCAATCGCCTTCTACGTAAGAATCTACTCTAAAGATCCTCAATCTATAAGTGATGACTATGGAATGGTTCAGATATAGTCAAAAGTGACAATAATTGGCACAAACTGACATTAATTAGCCCTTTTCACACAATTAGTTGGAAAAACCACAAAAGGATTGGCTGGAATAGGGGGGAAATGTGCCTCAAACACGGGATTATATCAATGTCAGAGCTTTCGGACGCTGTTGATAGGGCAAACCAGCAGGGGAGTGACGATATTGCGCTCAGGGCTCGATGCGGCCTTATACAGCGCTTTATGGATCGCGAGAACGCCAAGACTATACACATGATACTTGACCAGGCTATCGCCACTGGCGACCTGTTGACCATTGAGGCACTAAAGGCTTTGGAGTATGTGGACGCTGCTCCCGAGCTTATGCCCGAGCAAGATATTGAGCACTGACCACAACATATAGTGTTCGGCCCATCCTGATTACCCTCAAACAGCCTAAGTGCTTGATTTCCCTAGAGACACTAATTCCAGTAATTAATATTACCGGAAATAGCGATTCGGGGACACCAGATATGGGGGGGGTACACCCTCTGGGACGAGGACTACGGGGGTGTTGGAGATATTGTCAGACACCTCCCAGACACATTTTCAAAATTTTTTTCAGGTGACTTATGGCATGGGACGGCCCTCCCGGCAGTAACGGCGCTCCGAAGGGGAATAAGAACCAGTCCTCTGGAAAGCCTTGGAAGGACGCTATCAATCGAGCCCTCACGAAGAAGGGTAAGTGTGAGCAGGCTGAAGAACTTTACCTGATCGCTCGTGAGGTTGTTGAGGCGGCACAGGATAGAACAGACCCTAATTTTGCAATGGCGGTGAAGGAGGTTGGTTTACGACTTGATGGAAAGCCAACTGAGCACATCGCGCTTGAGGGAAATACTTCCCAAGCACTTATCGGAATATCCGCAGCTTTTGCTTCGCTTGTCCGAATTACCAACAGCGGAGAGGTTATCGACGGAGAGATTATTATGCCGGATCGATCTTTACTTTCTTCTGAGATATGCGTTGAAGCGGAAGGACTTGGAGAGGGAGTGGATCTTCCAAAGGTGTCGGGAGGTTCAGGAGAACCCTAACGGTCGGATTGATATCTGGGCGCGTGAACATTACAAGTCCACGATTATCACTTTTGGCAAGAACATTCAGGACATTCTCGCGAGTCATGGGGAAGACCCTTTGCCTGAGTGGAATGGTCGAGAAGTCACGATAGGTATCTTTTCGTTCAACCGTCCTGCTGCGAAGAAGTTTCTAAGACAGATCAAAGTTGAGTTCGAGGACAACCAAGAACTTAAACTTTTATTCCCCGATGTGTTGTATCAAAACCCTCGCAAGGAGTCCTCCAAGTGGTCGGACGATGAGGGGTTGGTAGTAAAACGAAAATCCAACCCTCGCGAGGCGACAATTGAAGCCTCTGGTTTGGTGGATGGTCAGCCTACGGGGATGCACTACGTCATCAGGTCTTATGACGACGTGGTGACTCTTGAATCTGCCCGTTCGGTAGAGATGATCAAGAAAACCACCCAGGCATGGGGCTTGAGTCTTTCCCTCGGCACTGAGGGCGGGTTTGACCGTTACGCCGGGACTTTTTACGCCGACGGGGATACTTACTCAGACATTATTGAAAGGGGTGGGGCAATTCCCAGAATCCACCCAGCGACGGATAACGGACTTTCCACCGGGGAGCCTGTTTTATTTTCTAAAGAGTATTTGGATTCTAAAAAGTTCGCCGGGATTTATGACTTTTCTTGTCAGTATTTATGCGACCCCATCCCCGATGAGAACGCCTACTTCACGAAAGACGATTTCCAGTGGTACGACAAGCCCCCTGAGCATTTAAGGCGCTACGGCGCTTCAGACTACGCTGTGAGCGAGGGTAAGGGCGACTTCACCGAATTGGGAGTTTGCGGGGTCTCCTCTGATGATCATATCTACATTTTAGATTGGTGGTCGGGTCAAACCACGGCAGATGTGTGGATAGACCGTCAAATCGACTTATGCAAAAAGCACAAGCCTACAAAGTGGGCCTCGGAAGCTGGAGTTATCCGAAGGGCCACAGAACCGTTTCTCTTAAAACGAATGAGAGAGCGGAAAGAATACTTCACGATGGAATGGTTTCCAGCCATTTCCGACAAAGCAGCAAACTGCAAATCCTTTCAAGCACGAGCAAAGATGGGGATGGTTCACCTTCCCCGAACTGATTGGGCGCAAGACCTTGTTGCCCAACTCCTCCGATTTCCGAAAAGCCGCCACGACGACAAAGTCGATGTGTGTGGTTTGTTCGGTCGGATGCTGGACGGGATGCACGGCGCATTTGCACCAAGCGAACCCAAATTGAGACTGGTTTCTGATTCCTACGGCTTTACCGAGGAAGCGGAACAGGAATGGAAAACGGCATGATGAAAGAGGACGGTAAGTGATTACACCGAAAGAGCAGGTAGAGCGGTTTCTAAACGACACTGACTATGCCCGCCGTCTGTCTCAGAAATGTCGTGATTACTACGACTCGAAACAGTGGACGGAGGAGGAGGAGAATAAACTCCGCGCCCGTCGTCAGGCTGCGATTGTGGTTAATCGGATTCGCCCGAAGGTTGAGGGGCTTGTTGGGCTTTATGAGTTAAGAAAAACCGACCCCAAAGCCTTCCCCAGAACCCAGAAGCACGAAAAGGCCGCGCACGTCATTACCGATGCGCTCCGGTTTGTGACTGAAAACAATAAATTCGACCTTACTCGCCTAGCCGTCGCCGAGGAGTTTTTCGTCGAAGGTTACGGCGGTGTATTCACTGGAGTTAAAAAGACCCCACGCGGGATTGAGATTGTCATTAATCACATCCCGTGGGACAGAATCTACTTCGACCCCCACTCCAGAAAGAAAGATTTCAAAGATGCCCGTTTCATGGGCATGTGGGTGTGGATGGATGAAGACCAGGCTAAGGACACGTTCAAATTAAGCCAGAAGAAGATTGATGAGATTCTGGACGCGCCTATAGACGGGGAAGAAACCAACGCTGACCGCCCTCGCTGGTCAGTAAGTCGTGAAAGACGGGTCAGGATCGCCATGCACTTCCACATAGTTGGCGGTGTTTGGAAGATGACTGTCTTTTCCGGCGACACAATCATCAAAAAAGAACAAGACTCTCCCTTTGTCGATGAAGACGGAACCCCAATCAACCCGATTGAACTGGTTTCGGCAAATATCGACCGTGATAACAACCGATATGGGGAAGTAGCCAGTTTTCTCTCCCAACAAGACGAGATAAACCACCGAAGAAGCAAGTTTCTACACCATAACTCCACGCGACAGACTTTTGGCAACGCCACAGCGGTAAGTGACGTTGAAAGCGTGAAAAAGGAGCTTAAAAAGCCCGACGGACATATTCAGTTAGAGGCAGGGGCCAAACTTAACGAAGATTTCGGCATTTTACCGACTCAGGATATGAGTCAGGCCCAGTTTAACCTCTATCTCGACGCAAAAAGTGAACTTGATGCGGTTTCTTTCAACGCCCAACTCGCCGGAGAGCGTCAAAGCGGCGAAATGTCCGGTCGGGCGATTGAGAAACTCCAAGCCGCCGGAACCATTGAGCTTAACCGACAGTACGCTTTGTTAAGAGCGTTTGAAAAACGTGTCTATGAGCAAGTTTGGTACAGAGTTAAGCAATTCTGGAACGAAGAAAAGTGGATTCGCGTCACCGACGACCAAGACGATTTGAGATGGGTCGGCCTTAACGCACAGGTCACGGCGCAAACCCTGCTGTTGGAAAACATTCAAGACGAATCTCTCCCATTACAAGCGCGTCAACAGTCAGAGCAGATCCTCCAATTGCTTTTGGAGACTGAAAACCCTCGTCTCAATGAAATTGTCGAAGTCCGCAACCCAACCTCCGAGTTGGACGTGGACATCATCATCGACCAATCCCTCGATGTCATAAACATCCAGCAAGAGCAGTTCGAGCTTATCGCGACCTTCGCTCAGAAGGGAGATATTGACGTGATCGAGTTGATCGAACTGTCTCAACTTCGAGGGAAGGACGACCTTATCAAGAAATTGGAGAAACGCCGCGCAGCACAAGCTCAGGCCGAGCAAGCGGCACTCCAGCAAGACAAAGAAATCGAATTGGCAGAAAAGACCGTAGAGCTTGTTCACAAGAAAGCGGAAACAGCCAATATCGAAGCGGATACCCTATCAAAGCACATAGGGGCAATTACTCAGCAGTTAGAGAATCAACAGATTCAGAGAAACCCTGATAAGAATCCGCAAGTAAGCGTTTAGTAGTTCCGTCGCCGGGAGTTCGGGCGTAAGTGGTCGCCGCACGTAATCGGGTGTTAGGTAGGAAAAGATGACAGACGAAGATACTGATGTTTTTGATGACGTTGAGGAAGACGTTGAAGTAGAGACCGAAACCGAGACCGAAACTGATGTAAAGGATGAGTCGAAAGACAAACCCAAAGAGGAAGCATCAACCTCTGAAGACGAAAGTAACGATGTTGTCGGACTTAGAAAGGCAGTCCAGCGCGAACGAGAGCGTCGCCAGAAAGCCGAAGCACAACTCAAGAAGCAGGAAGCACCCCCTAAAAAGGTTCCTGACCCAGTCACAGACCCTCACGCATTTACAAACCATGTGTCGAGCGAAACTGACATCAAAATCCTCAGGCTAAAGATCGAACAGTCTCAGGAAATGATGCGCGACCTTCACGATGATTACGATGAGTCTGAGAAAGTATTTATCTCGCTCATTTCCGATGAAGACGGAAACATCACTGACAGAAAACTTCTTGATCAATTCAATGCCTCGGTATCCCCGGCGAAGTTTGCTTACAACAAAGTTAAAGAGCACAAAAAATTCCTCGAACGAACCTCTGATGATTACGAAAAGAAAATCAGAGATGACGAGAGGAAGCGACTTTTGGCTGAGTTGGAATCAAAAGGTCTCGATGCGACAGATTTGCCTGACTTCACTAATGCAGCGGCATCTGGCTCGAACACCGACCCCTTAGATAAGGACACAGGAGATCGTATAGATGCCTTCGATGACTAACGAGGCACTAAATGACATCAGCAACAATCAATTCGGGTAATAAAACTACCCGATTCCAGAAAGAAGTCCGACGCGAATACGTTCGTGACGGCGTTTACGGAGATGCGATCGGCAACGATATCAACTCCATCATCCAGACAAACAAGAACCTGAAGAAAATCTCCATCCCTCTCGTCGGCAAAGTCGGCGGGGCTGGTGTAACTGGTTCTTCGCAATTGTCCGGTAGTGAGCAGCCACTCTCTAACTACGCTCAAACAATGCAACCGACGTATTACCGTCAGGGTGTTTTGGTTGATAACGAAGAAAACGAGCTGGCTGAATTTGATCTGTTCCAAGAAGCACGTCCTGCCCTGATGGATTGGGCGATGGAGCTTAAGCGCGACCAGATCACTCAGGCGCTCGGCGCAATTGAGGCAGGTGGTACGTATTACAACTACGGTGGTACTGGTGGTGCTTACGGCGCAACTGCTGCTTCTGCGACCAACCTGGACACGTGGAACACCAACAACGCTGACCGCATTATCTACGGTAAGACGATCAGCAACTACTCCGCTGGCGACCACACAGCCTCGCTTTTGAACATTGACACCACCAACGACAAGATGACCGCAGCACTGGTCACTCTTGCCAAGCGTCGTGCCAATCTCGCGCGTCCGAAGATTCGCCCTGTGAAACTCGGTCGAAACAAATCTGCTGTTTACGTCATGTATATCGGTAGTTTTGGTTTCCGCGATCTGAAGCAAGACTCCACTATCGCTCAGGCTAACCGTGAAGCGCGTCCTCGTGATGTGAAAGAAAACCCCATCTTTGCTGATGGCGATCTTTTCTACGATGGCGTGATCATCAAAGAAGTCTGTGATATGGACGTGTTCATTGACGGCGGCGATGCTTCAAACCCGTATTCCGGTGTTTGGGGTGCTGGCGCTGCTGGTGACAGCCTTGCAACAGGTGGTAACGGTGGTACTCGCGTAGGTGTTGCGTTCCTGTGTGGCGCTCAAGCGGTGGCCTTTGTTATGGGTCGCAATGCTGAGTTCAAGCGTCGCAAGGAAGACGATTACGAGCATCTGAACGGTGTTGCTGTTTCTATGAAGCACGACATAAAGAAGACGTTCTACAACAACAAGCAGCACGGCATGGTTACTGTCTTCCATTCAGCCTCGGCTGATGCGTAAGGAGGGCTTATGGCTAGTAATAGACCACTTCCCGGTGATTTAACCGTCACCGGGCAAGACCAAGCCTCGCTTAATGCTTGGCAAGGTAATGTGACCGATCTCACGAACGAGCTTCAATCAGACCACGCAACTAACATTGCCGTGATTGCTGCATTGAAAACCGCCGTGAACGCGATCATTACCGCCGCCGCCGCAACTGGCGCAGCAATTGGAGACATTGGAGCAGTTACCTCTGTGACAGCATCTCCAGCCGCGTCACTTTCCAACTCAACAGCACTCACGCTTTTAAGGAGCTAACATGGCTGATTTAACTTATACAGGCACTGGAACCTTTAGGCGTGCAAACACAACCACGCTTGGTAAGGGTGACGCTGGTAGTGTCAAAAACTTCACCTCGGTGATTGAAATTGCCGCTGGTGCAACGGTCGGTCAAACATGGAAGATTGGCCGGATTCCCTCTAACGCCCGACTCACAGGTTCTTGTGAGCTTTATTGGGACGATGTTAGTACAGCATCGCCTGATTTTGACATCGGCCTTGCCTCAGTAAATGGCAATATCACTTCCGACCCCGACGCAGTAAACGACGGTCTGGACGCGGGTACTGCTTCTGCTGGTGTGAAGATGATTAAAACCATCGACAACATCGGCAAACAGGCTTGGGAATATGTCAACGGGCAAACAACAGATCCGGGCGGTGAGCTTGATCTGTATGTGAGCAACACTGTAGCAACGATAGACGACGGCGGCACTTTGGTTGCTGACGTTTATTACACGCTTGACTAACCTCGCAACAAGGATACGGGCCGTAGAGATACGGCCCCGACTTCTCCAACACCCAGAAGTTAGGTACGAAGTAACAGATAACTGCAACGCCAATTGCATTATGTGCCCTCGGGACAAGCACGACAGACCCCACGGCATAATGAATCAGGAAGATTACGAAAGGTCGATTGACGAAGTCGTTAATTTGGGAGCGGAGCAAGTCACCCTCACAGGGTTTGGCGAGCCTTTGCTTGATAAGAATCTCGAAAAGAAAGTGGCCTACGCCAAATCCAAAGGGCTTAGGACTTATTTCATTACCAACGGCTCCCTATTAAGGGCCAGAGCGGAAAAGCTCGCAGAAAGCGGCTTGGACGAACTTAGAATCAGCTTTTACGGTATGTCCGCTTTGACATACGACGCTGTAATGCGCGGCCTCCATTTTGAAAAGACGATGGAGGGAATTCACAAGTTTTTAAGGGTGAGGAAGGGGACGAAAGTCCAACTGTCCTACCTTCAGTTTGACAACAACGAGCCCTATCAAGAGTTCTTGGATTACTGGGAGCCTCTTGTTGACTATGTTGAGGTTTGGAAGCCCCACAACTTCGGAGACGGTCGAGACTACCGACTCAGGGAGGGGGTGAAAAAGTCCTGTGGTAGACCAAAATCAGGCCCGCTCCAGATTCAATGGGACGGCACGGTAATCCCTTGTTGTTATGACTACAACAACGAGATTGTTTTGGGGAACGCCTTCAGGACTCCGGTTATGAGCGTCCTTCACGGGAGTGCTTACAACGACCTCAGAGAAGCGCACGAGACCGGACAGTTTGAGAGATTCCCTTACTGTGATCAGTGCGACCAGCTTTTAGAACATTCTGATTCACTTCTTTACACGAACCGTCACAACCTCCCAAAGAGCGAGGCGGTGAAACTTTCCAACACAGACTTATCGAGGCTTTCTTGAAACGAATTGCAATCGTAGGCGGTACGAAATCGTGGGTAGACGCTCCTTATGAAGATAAATCATGGGAGATTTGGGTAATAGGAAATCAGGTTCAGCAATACGACCACAAACGGGTGGATCTGATCTTTGAGATACACAATGACTTTTCCAACAGAGTGGAAGGGTACGCACAGTGGTTGGCTGATTTCAAATTCCCGATGGTAGTGGGTGAAGGGTTTCCCTGTAAGAACGAATTAACCGAAGTGTTCGACTTCAATAAAGCGCGTGAAATGATGTCGGGGGATTACCTGACTTCAACTCCGTCTTACATGGTCGCCTATGCGCTGTATTCCAGACCAGACCTTGAGGAAATAGGTTTCTGGGGCGTGGATATGGCAGTAGATGACACTGAGTATTTCTACGAGCAGCCCTGTGTCCAACGGTGGATAGGTTTCTGTAGAGGAAGGGGGATAAAAATCACTCTCCCTGATGGCTGTCCTTTGGGTGAGCCGCATTACATGGAAGGGGTGACTGCGAACAAACCAGAACCCCAACACCCGTATTCAGAGCAAGACTTTTTAGCAATGGCGAAACGCCACGCCGATAAGGTCGCACAGATCGACGCGGAATTGTTCACCCTCCAATTAAAGAAAGCCGCACATGACGGGGCTCGTCAGTGCTATCAAAAACTCTCCCAAGTGGGCAGGGCTACCGATGCCGGGCAGCAGTTCGGTGAGTTAATTCAAACGATGAGGACTTTATGAAATTCCAATATGTAGGTTTTGGGGAATCCCCGCCTGTAACGATCAACTACATGAGCAAATTCGAGTTCACGCTGAACGGCCCCGCTGTTGATGTCACGGACAAAGAAGTGCTCGCAAAGATCGTTGGGCACAGTTGCTTTAAATGCGTGAGCGAAGAAAAAACAGAAGCGCCAAAGAAAATGGGTCGTCCTAAAAAGGTTGCCGATTAACAGTGGCAACACTCGCCCAAGTCCGAAACACGGCTGCTGGCTTACTGGGTCGGCACACGCCAGGTCAGGCCATTAACAATGCCCTCCTGATTGAGCTAAACCTCTGCTATGACCGCGTGTATGCGCGTCTAAAAGCAAAGCGGCTGAATACGTGGTCGAGTGCGGCGAATACCGTCATTCCCGACGAGGTAGCCGATCAGGTTGCAGCGATGATGGCGTTTTCCGCAACGGGCCAGTTTGCCGTTTCTGAGGAAAAGATGAACCGCATTCGGGAGAAGAACCGCACGGCAATTTCGGAAATCATGGATGTTGTGAATCCAAAATACGATTCTTTGGACTCTCCAGAAGACTTCTAGTGGCCTACTTACCCGTAAGACTTGCAGGTGGCACTCACAGGCACACCGACTTGAGCCTGTCCGCACAAAGGACGATTAACTTCTTTCCACAACATCAGGAAGCGGGGAATGAAAAGTCTCCCTTTGTTCTTGAGTCGTTCTACGGATTGAAGTCTTTCGCAAGTGGGACAGGACTTGATAGGGGCATGTTTGAGCACCTTGGAGTGCTCTACAAGCTCTCTGGGACAACCTTGTACTCTGTGTCCTCTGCTGGCGCTCTAACGTCTCTAGGGACGATACCGGGCGACTCACGCGCAGTCTTCGACGGGCTTGGCTCCAGTGTCGTAATTACGGCTGACGGTGTGGCGTATGAGTGGGATGGAGCAACATTAACAGCAGGAACAGACCCCGACTTTGAAACGCCCAACACAGTAACGGTCATTAACAACCAAGCCATTTATGACGGCGGCGGGACTAATGGTAGGTTTGTGGTTTCTGACGTGGGCCTTCCGCTTGATCTAAACGCATTGAATTACGGAACCGCTGAGTCAAAGGCTGATGCCTTGATTCGCCCCTTCGCCTTGGGGACGGTGGTTTATATGTTCGGAAGCAAAACCATTGAACAATGGTGGAACAACGGAACCGGAAACCCGCCATTCCAGAGAATTGAAGACGGCACAATCGCCGTTGGTCTTGGGGCGCAAAACTCCATTGCGAACGATGACGAGTTTATCTACTTCTTCGGAGACGATAACCAAGTTTATTTGTTAAACAGCACCGTCCCGACTCCTCTATTCCCCCTGACCATCGTTCGCGAGATTAGAAAGTTCTCCGTCAAATCTGACGCGATTGGCTGGACGATGCAAATAGACGGACAGTGGTTTTACGTCCTGAAGTTCCCAACAGCAGACCGGACATTTGTTTACCCAAGAGGGATTAGGCGAGACGTTTTGGGTGAGGTGTTTGAACTTTCCTCTGGAGTGGACGGTGGAAGGTATCTGGGAAACAGCTACGCCTTCGCTTTTAACAAGCATCTAGTCGCTGACGAGTCTGGAAACATTCTTGAGCTTGACGAGGACACCTACACCGAGAACGGCGAGGTGATACGCAGAACGCGAACGATGGCCCCGATTCATGGCGGCTTGTTTGGAAAGCCCGGAAAAGAGATTGAGATAAGCACCTTTAGGCTTATTGGCGCTACGGGAAAAGGACTTACCTCTGGTCAGGGCTCAGATCCCGAAGTGATTCTCCAGTTCTCCCAAGACGGCGAAAACTTCTCCACAGAGATTCGCGGAGACGTGGGACGACTTGGGGTTAAGACAGTGATTGATTTTGAGATAGGCCAGTCTTTCGAGACGTGGGTATTCAGGATCACATCAACAGACCCCGTGTATTCAAATTGGCACTCTGCCGGAATCGAGGCTTGGATAGGAACATAAATGTCAATTCAAAACCCGGCCCCGCAGAAAATACCAACCGCATTATTTGTCAGCCCAGAAGCCAAGTCGTACCTGTTAAAGCAAAAAGAAACACTGAGGCTTTTAACGCTTACCGTTGATTCTCTGACCGATGGCTCTAGCGCGGACGCTCTACACCACCATTCTGGCTCAATCGCCGCACGGGTAGCCCTGAGAGTATGATACGACTCGATGCAACAACCAAGACGCTTGAGGTAGACCTTACCTCGGCAGTCACTACAACGCAGCTCCCGTTCACCGCTCATTACTCAGACATCAACACTTCAACTGCTTTATTAACAGCGGCTGGTGAGTCTGACGGAGCTACTAACAACACAACGGCGGTTACTCTTGTTTCTGCTCCGGCAGCCAGCACAACGCGCAAGATAGATTATGTCTCTATCTACAACGCTGACACGGTTGCCGCAGAAGTTACTGTTCAGCTTAACAATAACTCCACGCTCCGAGTAATCACCAAGCAGACAGTCCAACCAGGGGAGACTCTTGAATACGTCGATGGCGTAGGCTGGGGTCTCGCTGGAAAAAAAAACGAAATTATTTCGACGCTGAATAGCACCACCGCGACACTTGCTGGATCAGGGACATTCACCGGAACCGGAGAGCAGAACGACAAACCCGATTTGTTCGTTATGTGCATCTCTGACGTTTCGGGAACTTTGTTCTTCGATTTTTCCAACGACGGGACGAACTGGGACTCTACTTACCCAACAGCGGGCTTTGTTTGCTCGGCTGGTGTCCCTGAGGTTCATGAGGCGGTAAAGGCGGGGCGGTATTTCCGAGTCCGATACGTCAACGACTCAGTTGCCCAGTCTTATTTCAGGCTGACCACCTACTACGGGACGTACAGCGACCTTACGGCACCGCTTAACCAGTCGATTGCCCGTGATGCCGATGCCTCGGTAGTAAGGCCCACAAACTCGCAGGACGAGATTTCAATCGGTCTGCGTAGCGGGGTTTATCAGTTCAACAAGTTTGGCTACAAGACGAACAGCACCGCAGCAGGAGGGCAGGAAGTTGTTTGGCCTCTCTCTACTGCTGCTCTTACGATTTTAACCACCGCAAGCACGTACACAATCACTTATGACGGTACTGCTGGTGGTTCTACTGATGGCGCAAGCACTACGGGCGCAACAGTTCTGCTTTTCGATCACATCGACGAGAACGGTGAGCGGGAGCAAATAACCCACACTCTCGGGACTGATGGAAGTGACGAGACTGCGTTTACAGGACTTGGGATTAACCGCTGCGTCGTGACTTCCAGTGGTACGAACGATGTCAACGTCAGCGATATAACGATCACCGCCACGACAGGTGGAAGTAATCAAGCCTTCATCCCCGCTGGAGAGGGCGTTACTCAGCAATTGATTTTCCATGTCCCGACTAATGCAAGGGCTTTGGCGAAATTGCTCTACGTACGCTGCAACAAACTATCAGGAAGTAGCCCCGTAGTGACTTTCTACGGCTGGGTCTACAACCGAACCGTGGACTCCAAATTTCTTGTCTACCGAGAAACCCTGAGAACTGCGGATGATCGGCTAATTAACTTGATCGACCCGTGCAACTTCCCCCTATCTGCTGGCGATGTGTTCTATCTCACGATGGACACGGACACTAACAACACGGTTGCGGAAACACGGGCCAGCTTCAACATTTACAACAACGCTTAACTTAGATGCAATTTCATAGGCAGAGATATGGATGAACTAGAAGACAGAGATATCTACGGAAACATTGACGGGACTATTAATGTTACTGGCTCCCGTCCTACTCCAGTGGATGTCAATGCCAACATTATCGACCTTGCCACGCTCGGCGCTGCTTCCGACGGTGGAGTGAGCGCGTCTGGAACCTATTCAGGTGGAAGCTCTGGAGTGGGCGGTGGTGTTTCTGTCCCCGGTAATATTACGGCTCAGGTCGAGCCCTTTGTTAAGGCAGAGCTTGCGCGGATTCAGGAGCTTTACGACAAGGGGTTAATAAGCCCCCAACAGAAAGCGGTCAGAGAGGCGCAGGTAATCGGTGACGGGGCTTTTGCGCTCGGGATGGGTGCTGAAGAAGTCGCCAAGGCTGTTAATGCCGTTTACAAGACTTACGGTGTCGATGCCAAATTCGATGGGACTTCGGTTGTCAACCCGAACGGCAGTGTCAACGTCGCCGAAAATCCCAATATCGGCCTTGTCTCTCGACAGCTCGGAGACATTAAGACCGACAGCGTTCCTAAATCATCTTCTATTATTGATGCGGTGTCAGCGGGTATTAGTGTTGTCGGGGCCATTGGGGGTTCAGGGGGTGGCAGCGATACGAAGCCTGCAACCACGCCTCCTGTTACCACGCCCCCATCAACAGCTACGGCAGCGCCCCAAGGGATAACTATTGGGAACGGCTCTGGAAACACCCCTCCAGGTTATGCTGATAGCCCAACCCTGGCTGAATTGGGCGCGAATAACGCGACAACTCCTGTCAATACCCCCACTACAACCCCGACGACAAATCCCGTCACCACGCCAGACCCGAATAAAAACTATTCGCTGAGTGATCTGCCTGTAACCATTGGCGACGGTGCTGGCACATTGCCGCCCGGTTACGCCGACAGCCCTGCCGCGCCAACCACGGACAACACCACCAACAATGGTGCTCAAACTGACGAGCAAAGAATTGGCGAAATCATCCAGTCCGAAATGGACGATGTTGCCAAGAAGGAGGCGCTGCAAAACCTCGCAGACGAGAAGGGCATTAGCATGTCCGACCTCGGCGTTATAGCTGCTGCAACCTTTGGCGCTGCTGTTATCGGCAATCTGTTTGGCGGTAACGGTTCTGGGGGCAATGGCTCTGGCGGTAACGGAGCAACCGACAATGGCGGTACGACCACGGACAACGCCAACAACAATGGTGGAGACGCGGGCGGAACCGACTGGGCATCAATTATCGCTGGTGCTGGCTCAATTTTGAGCGCTTGGCTTGGATACAAGGCGGCGGGCGATGCGGCTGACGCGCAGGCGGCGGCGGCTAATCGGGCTCTGGATATCTTTGAAAAGAACGCCGGAATCGCCACCACCAAGATAAACGAATCCACTAACACCGCATTGAGCCAAATTGCCGTTGGTGCAGATGCCTCTAAAAAGAACATCACCGATTCATCACAGGCCGCGCGAGACGTTCTGTATAAAGGCGGGAATGTAGCTCGCGATGACATTATCTCTGCCCGAGATAGCGCTACCCAAACCCTGCTCGATGCCTTTGGGTTACAGAAGGACGAAATCAACGCCACCGCCATTGCGTCAAGTGCTTTGGTTAGTGCTGCGCGAGAGAAATCAGTCGCAGCACTGACAAGCGGCTTCCGCGATGCGATTGCAGGTGTTGAGTCCGCGCGAGACCTGTCCAACAAAATCATTCAGGACTCGACAGACACCGCAGAGGGGAAGATAGACATAGCCCGTGCCGGTGCTATCGCAGCACAGGATCGCGGCCTAGCGGCTATCAGAAGCGACTTCCAGCCCTATCTGGATGCCGGAAAAGTCACGGTTGAGGGACTTGAGAAGTTAATCAACGACCCCCAGACGCAGAGAGATTTCATCCTCAACAATCCTTACTTCGATGAGTTTGCAAACCAGACCGAAAGACGGCTGTTGGCGAATCAGACCGCGAAGGGTCGGGTCGGGACTGGCGAGACAGGGCTTGAGTTGAGAAACAGACTTCTTGAGTACGGGAATCAGCTATTAAACACCGCCATTGCCCAAAGGCAGGCATTGGTAAATACCGGAATCAATGCGGCGGCTAATGTCGGGAATGCCGAGATTGCCAGAGCGAACGCTGTTGCAGGAATTGAAAAAGCGGCGGGAGAAAGCCTTGCACAACTCGTCCAGACCGCAGGCATTAATAAAGCCAACATCACCACTAATGCCGGGAACACTATTGCCAATCTTAGCACTCAACAGGGTCAGGCCGTTGCGGACACTGAAACTCAGGCGGGCAAAGACTTGGCGACGATTGAATCCAATCGCGGAACCAATGTCGCTACGCTCACAGGTAACAGCGCCTCTCAGATTGCGAATGTTGGAATCACAGCGGGCAACAATCTGGCGACCATAGCAACCAGCACGGCAGGAAAACTCGCAGATTCATATACAACCGAAGGCACTAATCTCGCCAACATCAACACCGCAGCAACCAATGCCTCGGCTGGTCTTGAGGCGAACCGCGGGATCAACGAGGCCAACATCCTTACTGGTAACGCAGCCAACACCGCCGATGTGGTTCTGGGACAAGGTAACGCCACCGCAGCCGGAACGATTGGTCAGGCAGATCAGTTAAAGAACGGCCTTCTGGATCTCGCGACGATCGCCATCAACCCAACCAAATTCAATGTTTCTGGAGTAAACGCCTAATGCCTTTGGACGCGCGTATCCCCCTGTCTGGTAATTCGCCCAGTTTCTCCCAGCCTCTTGTTCAGTTGGGATTGAGCCAAAGACAGAACAGATTGGACGAAAGCAACTTAGCCTCGGCTGCGCAGTCTCGTGAGCTTGGCGCTCAGACCATGCAGCTAAACAACCAAACCATGCGGTCGAACAGCCAAACACTTGAGCAGCGTCAGAGAGAGCTTGATGCCAATGCCATGAACGCGATTGTCCTCGATATGGGAACGATGAAAGCCCTTCTCGATTCCGGCGAAGTGAAAACAGCCGGACAGGTTGGTATGGGCATTCGGCAAAGACTCATTGAAGCTGGGGAGGACGCATCTCGCTTCGAGGGGATTCTTCAGGGCATGGCGAATAACCCGCAAGCGGCCTCGGATTTCTTAGGGCAAGCGGTGAACGCAATGAAGCCCAAGGTGGAATCTTTGCTGACTCGTTCTGGAGCAAAACCGCCGGAGCCCAAGATACTAAACGACAGTCAGGTTTCTCCGCGGGGGCAGATTTTTGAAATGTCCCCTACCGGAGTTGTGACAGCCAAAGACGTTCCGGGCTTTAAAGCTGAAGCTGCCCCGAGCAAGAGAAGCATTCTGCAAAGAGTGCTCCCGACTGGTGAAATCCAAAGCATTCAATCTGATGGAGAGGGAAACTTTTTCGATCTTGAAAACAATCCTATTTCCGTCAGGGCGAACGAGCGGCTTATCGACAGCAACAGCTTGAGCGGTAGCACTGAGGATCTTGGGCTTGGGAATAATGAACTCACTCAGCTTCGGGATGCGGAAGTTGCAGCCAAGACCTTTATAGCAACCGCAGGGGATGCGCTAGACCTGCTCGCAAACACTCCAGACATAAACACATTCGTCGCCAAGGCCGCATCTGTTGTGAACAGTCTCCAACAGGAAGCAAAGGCGATTGGTCGCGCATTTGATATTGAGATAGACGAAAGCCTTCTTGACCCCGCCACGCACTCGGCAACATTCGACGATCTGGGCATTAAGAATGTTCAGATGCGAAGTCTTATCACTTCTCTTGCTTACCAAGCCGCAGCGGCATCAGGGCAGACAAGCAGAAGTGTTTCAGATAGAGACGTGCGCCGATTCATCGACGAGATTGGTGCTAATTCTGCTGACCCGAGAGCCTTTGAGCAATCCATTATGGATGTGGCAAGTCGGGTAGCGCGTGGCTTTGAGATTAATTACTCAACCAGGGCGCGAAAGGACTACGAAGGAGATTTGGGCCTTGGCTCGATCGGGGGCAAAAAACCACTCGATGTGAAGGCTTTGTCCGATGAGGAATTATTCAACTAATGACCGACGCTCTCAGCAAGCAAGCCAAGTGGCAGGAAATAGCCAACAGGGGGTTACAAGATAAATTCGACCCCCAGACTCGGGCGAAATTTGACGAAGCGGTTAGGCGCGGCCTGATTCAGTTTCCAAACCAGCAGGCAGCGAACGAGCCTCCCGTTGTAAGAAGCACCGAGACCGTTGGCGCTGTACCCAACTCCTTATCTGGGCCTGATCAACCAGCGCCGAAACAAAAACCCAAAACGTCGTTCGCTCAAAATGTAGTGGGTATTGGCGACGCAGCATTAACTCTGGCGCGAGGCATGGTCGGTGTTCCTGCTGGCGGTGTCTTGGGCTTAATGAAAGCCGCTAAGGATTTCATCACCGGAGAGGACGACCCGCTAAAGGCTGGCGCTGAAAGGTCTCAGCGAGTGCAGGGAGCGATCACTGGGGAACCATTTACCGAGGCGGGAAAAGACGCTCTAAACATGGTGTCCGAGCCCTTCAAGGTTTTGGGCGATGCCGCTCAATATGCCGGAGAAAAGACGTTAGACGCGACCGACAGCCCAGCCTTGGCGACTATCGCACAGACCGCTATTGAATCCGCTCCGATGCTGCTTGGGGCCAGAGGGAAGGGCAAGACCATTTCCGAGAGAAACGTCGATGTAAACAGCGTCATTCAAGAAACAAAGGCCGCTGGCCTCGATGTTGGCGCTCCAATAGTTCGCCAGCGAGAGCAATTAGTTGAGTCGGGAAAAACGCAAACAGGCGGGCAGGCCAACAAAGCACAAGACTTTAGTTTGATTCAGGGGGCATTGCAAAAGGCTAGAACCCAAACAGAGGCATTTGTTCAGAACATTTACTTCGATGCCAAGCGAAAAGATGCCGCAGTCAATACTTTTCAAGTAAAGGAACTGCGAAATGAAGTCAATTCCGCTCTCGATGAATTCATCATAGGAAAAGAAATAACACCGAAGACAATGGCCTCGCTGGAAAGATTGGACAAGATTTCAGAGGGCGGGCTGTCCACTCCGGTTGAGATACGAGAGTTGATGAAGTTCCGCATCGCGAATAACCGTCTGAGAGGATCTGACCCCACCGACAATGCTGGACTGGCAATTATCAACGGACAGGTTGATGCCTACCTTCAGGCGCAGGTAACGAAGGACATGGTTAGTGGCGATAAGACCGCCATAGCCAAATGGCAAGAAGCGTTCGAGGGAACCAAAGAATTCAAGGAAATGTTCGACGCGAACAAAGCCATTAAAAACCTGTCAACGAATCTCGAAGCCACTCCCGAAATGGCAAAGAACTGGATTATGGGCGCTAACTCTGTTGGCGCAAAAGCAGAGTCTGGTTTGGTGGTTAAGAGAATCGGGGAAATTATCGGAAAGGACAGTCCCGAGTACAACGTACTACGACAGGAAGTTCTGTTTGATATTGTCGAGCCCCTGCTGAAATCCCAGCCAAACTACAAAGCCTTTGCAGACAACTACGATAAGTTTGTCCGCAACAACATGACTCTTGCGAATGAATTATTCCCTGACTCCGTGGGGGAAATGCTGACACTTCGGCGCTTTGCCTCTGCGCTGGAAAAGGGTAGCGCGCGAGGGCTTGACCTGAACTTAAACCAGACCGTCTCCAGAATCCTGTTTGGTCACGAGATAGCCAAGGGCGCTGTTCGCGTGAACTTGGGCACAAACCTGATGAACATAGCGCGGAGCACAGTCGGCTCATCTCCAAAGCAACTCCTGATCTCAGACTTTACCGGATATGACATAACCAAGCCGCTTTTACCGAAAGCGCCTGGAGCCATCGGAGCTGTAACCCAAACCGCACAACAGAGGGACAAGTAATGTCTTGGTCGCCAATTAGTCTAGCCACACCCCAATACCAAAACCCCGACAACAACACCCCGTATTCTGGTGCTGTCCTAAAGGCGTATTTAAAGGGAACAACGACCGCGACCCCTATGGCGACAGATGCCACAGGAGCTACGACATTTACCTCTGTAGCACTGAACTCCGCAGGATACCCCGAGCACCTTGGGGCTATTATCATCCCTCATATAGACAGGGCTTATAAGCTGGCCCTGTACGCTGATCAGACGGCGGCAGATGCCAATACTCCGGCGATCTGGACTATTGACGGCCTCTACCCATTGACCGTGAGCGGCTCATTCACCACCGAGGACGCTGTTAGCAACGGCGTAACCTCTGTGCTTAACGTGACCCACGAGACCACGGGAACCCCTGTTGCTGGAATTGGTAGCTCGGTGTCTTTGATTACCGAGACTGCCGACAACAACAACGAGACAGGGACTATATTGGCTTCTGTCTCAACAGACGTTTCAAGCGGGGCAGAGGACTTCGACTTTGTTTTAAGTTTGATGGAGGCTGGCGCTGCTGCTGCCGAGCGATTCAGAGTCACTTCTTCTGGTGTGGTAACGGCATCGGGAATGACTTTCGGAGACGCTTTAACCTCCGGTCATTTGGGCCAGTTTGCCGCCACTACTTCATTGCAACTGAAGGGTGTTATCTCTGACGAGACAGGATCTGGCGCTTTGGTCTTTGCAGACTCCCCAGCGCTTATTACTCCTGATTTAGGCATTCCGTCTGCCATAGACATATCCAATGCGTCTGGAACCGTGACAAATCTGACGCTTGTAACTCCTGCACTAGGAACGCCGACAGCAATCACGCTGACTAACGCCACCGGACTACCTTTAAGCACCGGGGTCACGGGGAACCTTCCAGTCACCAATTTGAACTCGGGCACTTCTGCCTCAAGTTCTACTTATTGGAGAGGGGATGGTACGTGGGCAGCAGTACCGGGAGGGGGCCTTGTTCTGCTCTCCACCACCACGGCAAGCACATCAGCCACAGTCGATATAGAAACCACTTTCGACAGCACTTATGACAAATACGTGCTTGAGATCAGCGGGCTTTATCTAGAGACAGACGGTTCCTACTTAACCTGCCTTCTGAAAATCGGCGGGTCGTATATTTCAACGTCAACGTATTTTTATCATTACGCCACAACAAGCTCAGCCTCTAGTACGCCGGGTGGTGGCAATGCGCCAAACTCATCCAAGGTGGCGCTAATTAGAATGACTCCAGCCCTACTGACCAATGCCGTTTCAGAGACAGAGCTATCTGTTTTCATCGAGAAACCAACCAGTACCACCACTTACAAAAAAATACGGTGGGCTGGTACGGGGATAAACAACAATACACAAGACGTTTATGTAATGAGTGGCAGCGCTGCTAATACTGGAACTGGCGCACTAACCGGCCTCAGATTTGCAGCAAGCGCGGATAACATCATCTCGGGCACATTCAGACTTTACGGAATCAGGAACTCTTAATAATGACCAGATACCACACGACAGCACAAGGAAACGTACCCTTTACTCAAGCGGAAGAAGACGCGAGGGACGCAGAAGAAGCAGCTCGGGCCATTGAAGCCCAAGCAGAGGCCGCATTACAGGCTGAAGAAGCATCAAAACTTACCGGGATAGAAATACTCGGTGTTATGTGTTCTGCTACCAGAAACGATCAAAACGGCCTTGTAGCGGTAGCTTTAGAGTACAACATGAAGCACTCAGCAGGGCAGACCTTGGGTGACACCGTGTTCAAGTTCGAGAACGGCAATACACTCACGATTACTGATTCCAATTTTCCCTCAGTGTACGCAGCTTGGGCTCCGTTCAGGCAGTCGTTCTTCGCTCCGTAGGGAGTGGCTTTTTCTGAGGCTTGTTGAAAGCCATTCGCTTCAAAGTATCTTCAAAACGATCTTTGTTGCCTTTGGAAGGATTGGCCTTCGCGAAGCCTTTTACATCATCGG